CCCCCGGGCCGCAAAGCGGGCCACCTTCTCGCAATCCTCCTGCCAGGACGTATCGTTGCCGAACAAATCAAACGCCTCTCCCTCCCGGGACTTCTCCGCAGCCACCCGGTCCGCCTCCTTAACATAGGCCGCCACGTAATCCCACGGCTTCCCCTTCTCGCGCAGTTGCAGGGCAAGCATCTGTCCCGCCTCCGTTGAAGACAGGCGACATACCTTCCACGCCTCGTTATCCGTAATCACCCCGTTCTTCAGGCGGGTAAACACCTCATCCCCGGCCAGGGTGGCAATATCCCAGCCCATCACATTGGCGGAACCGGGGCGCAAATACCCCTGCGCCTCCATCTCGTCCCGGCCCATATTGGAATTCCGGACAAAAAAAGCCACCTCCAGCGCGGACGCCTGACCGTCCAGCATATTCTGCCCGACGTCGTGCATCTTCGCCCAAGTGGCGTCATGCGCATCATCTTCTTCATACACGTAAGCCGGAATAAACTCCACCCCGTCGCGCACGGCCAAATCAAACCGGTGGCGTCCGGTAATCACATGCAGGGTTCCATCCCTGCGCCGCCACACGGAAATGGGCTGGGCGTCTTCCCGGAACCGTCCCTGAAGCTCGCGCCCCTTCACGGCTCCGCGTTCATTATGATCTCCCTGCTTGAACTGCTCCACATCCGGCGCCAGGGCCAGGGAATCCACCCGCACCTGGGCAAACACGCAATCCGGCGCCACCCGCACAAACGCGTGATCGCGGAACTCCGCGCCGGCCTCTTCATCGTGTTCGGCCTCTTCCCCCACCCCCTCCAGGGAGCCGCCGGCATCCTCCACCAGCGGAGCGGGGGATGCCGAATTCCCGGCAATGCCGGTCACGGGATCAGTCTCATCCTCCTCTTCCGCAGTCTCTTCCACATCCTCCGCGGCATCCATCCGCGCCATGGACTCTTCCAGCGCCTCCAGCTCGCCCAGCGTCATCGTGGCATCCCCCGGAGCCCTGCGGGAAGCAAGGTCCGCGTGCACCATCTCCACATCCAGTTTCTGCGCGGCATCCATCCGCGCCTGGCGGAAAACGCTCTCCGTACTCACGCCCACGGCCTGCAGGGCGTCCGCCAGGCCTCCGTGCTCTTCCATAAACTTCTTCCCCTCGTCCGTCGCGGCAAACTCGTTCCATTGCTCGCCCATGCGTATGATGCGGGCGGAATCCTCCAGATTCTTCAGGGCGAACTCCGCGGTGTCCTTTACCCACTGTGGCACGGGCAGGCTCTCAATATCCGCCAGGGAGGAAGACAGGGACAGGTTGGAAAAACTCTCCACCACGTCCCTGGCATCATGCGCCGGGCCCTCATACGTCCCCAGACTCACGCCGTACCTTCCCAGCACGGCGTCCGCCGCCTGCAAATGCTCCCACAAATCCTGCCAATCCTTCCCGGTCAGGTTCATGTAATGAAGCAGGGCGGACTCCTGCACATCCTCCATCACGTTGGCCGTCGTGGCATGGCCTCCGGCGTAAAGCAGCAGGGAACTCCCAGGATCGGCCGCCATCGTAAACCGGTGGGCGAAGCTGGCCGCCGCCGTGCCGCTCTTGATCTCATCGGCTCTCCCCCTCGTAATCTCTCCGGAACGCACTGCATGATCAAGACGCCTCTCAAAAGCCGCCGCCAAATCGGCAATGGAACCAAGCTGAACCTTCCCCATCACTTCGGCATCCGTCCTGCTTCTGGCTTCCTGGACGGACACGCCCTCTTCCCGGACAATCGCGTCAATCCTCGCCTGGGCTCGCGCGGCCACATCCATCAACCCCGGGACGGTCATCCCTCCGGTTTCGGCGGCCGCCTTCCGGTACTCCGCAGGCGCTTCCTCGGACAACATATCCAGCGTCTCAATAAAATCCATCTTCCCGGCTTCCGAAATCGCGGCATTCCCCAGCACGGCATCCTGCATCACGCGGACGCCATTCAAATAAGCCCCCTGCAGCACTACCTGAACCAGGGCGTCCGTCTGCTCCTCGTTCATCTCCACGCTCCTGTCTTCCTCCATCTTCACGCCGTTCACTACAGCGCCCTCCCGCAGGCTCACCTCGTACCTGTCCGTTCCTTCCAGCTTGCGGATACGGCCAATGTTAGCCTTCTCCAGCACCTTGTCCAGAGCGCCGGACATCTGGTACAGCCGGGCCTCCTGCCGGTCCGCCAGCTCGGCGCCGGCCTTCCGCGCCCGTTCGGCGGCTCCTTCTGGATCCTTCAATACATCAGTCTCGAAATACTTCTGGGCCAGCGCAGCCTTGTGCTCCGCCGTGGAAAAAGACGCCATCTCTTCGGCATGCTTCTTCGTATATCCGGCCAGCTGGGCCCGCTGCGCATCCGTCACGAACGCCGCCACTTCCTGCTTCATCCTCGGAGCGTGGCCGGCAGCCATGGCCGCCACAAACAACGCGCATCCGCCGGACTGCTCCACATCCCCCATCGCCTGAAGCACGGGGCCCACCACCTCGAAATCCTTCGGCTTCACCTCCATTCCCGTCATCCCGGACAACTTCCGGGCCGTCCACTCGAACAACTCCCCGGCCAGGGGTTCCGCCGCCATCTCTTCCACGTAGGCAAACGCCGGGGTGGAAAGCATCTTGCCGGTTCTCGTCCCGGCAAAAAACGTGCGCCCCGGCACCTTCGCGGCCAGTCTCGCCAGGGCGCCGGTTCCCGTCCTGGTCATCAGCTTGTTGATGGCCCCCATGCGCCCGAACACGGAAAATACCCCAAACCCCTTTTCCTCCACCGTATTCCGCAGCCCGTTGATCGTCACGTCCACCAGGGAATCCCCGTTGCGGGAGGCGGCATTCCCGGCGTGCCCCATATCCCCGGCCAGCGCCAGGGCCCAGCCGCCGGGAGCCATGTAGGAAAGGCTCTGCCCGGTGATATTCCCGGCTCCGTTAATTGCCTTGACGTACCAGGACGCATCAGGGCTCGTGCCCCGCATCCGCTGTCCGAACTCGTGCATCACATCCTGCATCGTATTCAGCGCCTCTCGTTTTTGCTCGTAGCGGTCGAAGAGCTGCCTTTGTCCGTCAAACGTATCCTTCACCCCCTGCAGGGGAGCAATATTATTGGAATACCACTCTTCCATTCCGCTCATGCCGGGAATGTCCCTCACCGCCTGAACCGCCTTCACGCCCAGGCTCTCCGCGCCGCGCGCCGTGTCGGCAAAACTTCTATACAAATTGCGCCAGAAAGCAGCGGAATCCGTCTGGCTCTCCTGAACCTTCCGGTCAATCGCGGTCATCAGCAACATCAACGCCTGCTGGTCCAGCACCTCATTCCCGTTGACATTCACTGTCAGCAGATCGGCCATGTCCAGCGCGTCGGAGCGCCAGACATCCTCAAACCCACGCCTCTCGGCAAAAGCATACGCCCGCCGCGCCCTCATGATGGAATCGGCAACCTTCTGCGGACTCTCGGCATACTTCAGCAAATCGGCAGGACACGCGTCCCAGCTGCCTTCCTTCCCGGCTACGCAATCCACCATTCGGTGGGAAATTTCCTCCTGTTCCTGCTGGACTCTTCTCGTCCGTTCCTTGTAGGCGGCATCCTCTACGCGTGTTCTCTCGGAAAAATCCTGCCACACAGCGCGGTGAGCCTCCCCCATATCCTTAAACTGTGGGGCCTCCTTACCTTGCCGGGCCCAATACAAATACGGGTCGGCGGCTTGGTCCAGACCAAACAGGGAAACGCACACATCAAGGCCCAGGCAAGCCTCCTCGTCCGGTGTGACTGGGGGCTGGTAGCCTTCCGCCTTCACCAACCCTTTTGCTTCTTCGTCAGCGTCATCCCCCAAGGCCAGCGCGGAAAACAACTTCAGGCGACTTTCGTCGGGCTTGAACTCCGGAAGCTTCCGGGAACCCGGCACCTGTCCCCAGTCTTGCAAGGAAGTAGGGGCGTCATTCTCCTGCAAATGGTCAAAGGACTCGGGAAGAAGGTCGGAATGTTTCGCCTCCTGCGCCAAGGGGAAAAAGTCTGTTAAAGGACGATCTATTCCATAGGATACAGCAGTAAAAAATATGGAAAAAGTGTAGAGCAAAGTGCGCATGGTAAACTCAACATACACCGTACACTCCTTAATATTCAATCTTATTCCGCCAGCTTAAACCCAGGCTTGGACAAATTCGCCACCCCAGCCACGGACAAGAGCCAGGACGCCACGGAATCAGCCGCCTTGCTGCGGCTCCCGGCGCC